CTTTGCTATATTATAAGTATGTTTAACTTTATCATACATTTTAGCTCCACGTTGAATATATTCATTCTTAGAGCTTCTATATTTTCTTTGTGATTGTGCTAAGTCTGCTCTTACAACATTAGTTGGCAGATTAACATTACCATCTGAGTCTGCTGCTATTTCAGTATCAGGCTCAGTATTAAAATTCCATCCATGTGATTGTATATCTCTTGAAACATTATTGAGGATTGTCTGTGCAGTTTCAGCATCTACTAATCCTGATGTAAGACTGTTTACTGGTGCTTCACCAATTGTAGACAACAATATGTTTACTGCTTCAAGTTCTGTTGTGGGTGATGTTGACATAAATACCTCAATGAAAAAATAAAGAGAAGCACCCCCGAAGGAGTGCTCTCATAAGTGTTAAATTAAGATGTAGATTCAACGATACGAACAGCACATTCGCCACGAAGAGCATCATGTCCCATTGCATATTTAGCTACCATCAATGTACCTTGGTTTTGAATTAGATATTCTGATTCAACACCTAGATCGAGTAATTTAACTGTTGCAGCAGCATCTTTAGTAAATACTAATGCTTGAATGTCTTGATTACCTGCACCGTCATCCTGATAACCAGCAGTAGACTCCTTAGGTAAGTTGTTAGACATAAATACTTTAGCACCACCAATCATAGGAACTGTACCAGTGTTGGCATTACCACCTGTACCGAAGTCAGATGACATGAAACCAGCCATGTTATTAGTAGTACCTTTGAACAATGCGTAATATATAGCAGGTGTTACAACAACATAACGCTCACCATCAATATTCTTTGAGTCCAAAGTTTGAAGTGCATCAAATATAGCATCTGCTATTGTTTGACCTGTAGGAGTTGCTGAAGCAGTAGTTACAGTTGCACCTGAAGTAGGCGTACTGTCTGCTTGAGGAAGAGCAGCTCCAGAATTGTCTTTACCTAAAGAAGCATTAGCAATAGATTTAAATATTGCAACATCAGCAGCTTTAGCTAATGCGTTACCAATTTCAGTAGAATAAATTGAACGTACATCATAATGGTTCATTGCTTCATCAATCTTCGCTATAAATGCGGAGCTAGTAAGCAAGTCATCTACTGTGATAACTTTTTCATTGTGGTTTAAAGCAGAAGGTGAAATTTCTGCACCAGCATTTAAAGTAGCTATTCCTGCCAAACCTGTTAGTGGGAATTGGGCAGATTTACCGCTAGTAATAGTTCTTACTCTGTGTAAATTCATACCAATGTTTTTAGTGTTAAAGGCTGTCAACACTTCGCCAGCGAAAACTTTGAGAAACAACGCTTTTGCATCGTTAGCTCCGTTTACCTGACCTAAGCGTGAAACGCCATTTGATCCTGAATAGTCAGTCATAATTTTTACCTTTTCGTTAAATGTTTAAATGAATGATCTTCTATCAGTCACTTAACACTCATTCGTTCTCTGAGATTGTCCTTCGCAAAGGGTCAAAGGTAATTGTAATCGTGTTGTTGTTACTTTTAGAATTTCTAAAAAAGCCCTCCGAAGAGGGCAAAAGAGACTATGTTAGTTGGCTTCTAGCTAATTTAGCAGAAACCTGTTGACGGTAAGCGACATCACTTTCGTATCGGGTGTCTTGCATAGCCTGAGTTACCTCAGCCCATGAACTAAACGCACCGCCTGACGAAGTTGAAGATTGTCCTTCATTTAATAATTGAGGGTCAGCTCCTTCAGCAGCTTGATACTTAGTACGTAAGCCTTCTACCGTTAGTTTTACTAACTCTATGTCTCCAGAAGTTATAGCTCGATCATAAGCTTGGATTTCAGCATCACTTAAATTATCTGCTGCCCACTTAGTCATTTCACCATAAGCTTCTTCTCCACCTACGCTGTCGTAGACAGATGCTTGATAATCGCTGAGTATTGCTTCTTGTCCAGCAATCCAGCTATTAACCAATTCGTTTGAAAACCCTTTCTCTGCTAAACTGTCCAT